GATTTATATGTGTCACATCATCAACGAGTATACCAAACACACGGTCCATAATGTCCCGTATTGTTTGCTCCACGTTCGTTGTATATATATCCTCGTACGTACCAGAGCGATAAAGTGATGTGCCCTCTGTTGCTATCTTCCGGGCCACAAGGTATGCAAATGACCTTGGTCTCTCCACTTGGATCCCCTTGTCTATCATCCATTGCTGAATAATCTTATAGAATCCTTTCGGTACTTTCCCCGAGGCACGTCCCACCTCCAGAACTCCGAACGCTTGACGACCATAAAGAGTACCATGATTATCATCCACGACAACGTGCAGGCTCTTGATAGTTTTGCCACTTGCACGCTGCCCAGCCCGTATATGATTTTCTATGATGCGCTGCCGAAGATTATCCAACTCCTCACACAATATCGCCTTTACCTCTTTCCTCCTATCTTCCATAACTAGCACATGGGCGCTCCTTGAACCTCTTTCAATTTCAATTCTATTACTATTCCGGTAACATTTACATCCAGCTTATCATAGAAAACGGAATAAGGTACCTCATCGCTCACCCACTCAAACAGCTCGCTCCTATTCAACTCACGGATAAACTGAACCGCATATCCTTTGCATCTCTCAATGACCTCATCATTCTCCACCCCATCGAAATCAAATTTGGCCTTATCAGCAAATGCTATCATGCAGTTAGGAGAATCCCTTAGCTGTGTTCTTGATATGACGAATTTCCCGGATATAGGAAGCAAATTTATAATGGCCGGCAATGGCATCTTATCCAACCTGACATTGGCGGTCGCCCAGTTATCGAACAAATAGGTGACTCCTTCCAGCTTTTCTGCAACAGAAGCTATCTTCCTTTCTACACTTGTATTCATTGCTTATTCTGATATATTTTGATATATTTCCCGTAATCGACGTTCATAGCGTATTTTCTCTGCATCCATGTCAAGGCATTTATATACCCTCACCCATGGAACACATTCTACCTGCTCATGGTCAGTTATCCCCATGCGGGTAGCATAGTAATCCACCAAGCCAAACAACCCGAACGAAAGCTTATCCACTCCGGCACGTCTTTCTTCCGGAGTCGGTACTACGCTCGTAGTTTCAAAAAGCTTGGTAATACGTTCAACCTCCTTGGTTACCCATGTGGAGAATCCCAAAATATCCGCTGCCCCACACTTCTCTATCTTATCAATAGACAAACCAAGGACAACACGGCATGGAACCATTATACAATCTATTCCATTGCGTATGGATTGTAGTTCCATCAGCTGACCTATAGTGAGGTCATTCAGAGTCTCCGGAACTCTTACACCTGCGACAAAGTCCGGTTTAGGCAACTTCCCTATCTGATCCAACAGTTCAGCAGCATTGCTCGCCACGTTACTCAATATCAAAAACTCTTTTACTGTCATATCTGTCCTAATTTTGCTTTTGGTCTTTTAGGTATCGGTTTTATACGGAAAAGCATTGCCATTATCAACATGTCGAGGTAATCCGGAGAATGACCAAGTATCTCTTTCATTTTCTCCTTGTTAATTATCCCTTTCTTTCGGGTATCAGCATCTATATGGTCTTGCTTCAAAACAGCCAATTCTTCCATTATGCGCTCTCTTTGCACTTCCGTACATATAACCCTTATCTGCCGATTATTTATTAGTTCTGCAAGCTTAAATGCACATTCAGACTTCAGATTGTCGTACTCTGGATTAATAGGTCGGTTACCACCATGAAATTCTTTGATGCCATTCAAATAACTTTCAAGGTAGCTTCCAAGTCCATCACTATCAACTACCATCATGCTACGTGGAATCTTCCACTGTATCATCATGTTTTTAAGGTCCGTCTCAATAGATTTACCCGTGCTATATTCCTGGTCTAACCGGATATAACACACATTACCCACCCAGTGCCCCCCGACAAAACGGTCGCGTCCTTTCATGGCAAGGTCAGCTGCTCCCGTCGATAATCCTATCGGTTTTACGTGCTCATTTGCGAATAGGTCACAAATGGCATCATAATCACAGAGTGCTGTCGGGTCGTTGTCATACTCCCAATTACCATAGTACAAGCGCTCCTTTGTCACTTTGTCCCTGGTATTGCGGAGCGTATCTATGTAGTCCTCGGTAGCGTAGGGATTATCCTGCACCAATGCTTGAATAAAAGCGTATGGGGCTTCCAGCTTGCCTTCTTTCCACGGTTTGTAGAACTCACGATAAAGCCAGTTCTTCTTTGGATTGCAAGTGATAAGTATCTTCCCGGATATTCCATACACATCATTCAAGTGCCGTCCTATACGCGTCTTCAAAACCTCAAATGCGAGGTAGTGAACCTGCCCGGCTTCTTCAATCCACCCTCCAGTAAACTCCTTGGAGCCCAATCGCTCATACATCGGGTCTTTGACGGGATAATATGTCAAGTCAAGAAAGATGATTTCCGACCCATTCCCTAAAAGTATACCGTCATTGGTCTGCTTGTAGTCAGTGAATCGATGCCACTTTGCCACCTTGTCGAAAGTGACAGAGATAGACTCACGGCTATCTTTCAAATTATTTCGGCCAGCGAACCATCGAGTGCCCGGGAGATAGTAAGCACATTGCATAAGCCATTCACACCCAAGCCATGACTTTCCACCTCCACCAGCGCCACCATAACACAGAAACTTCGTAACATCGTCACGAAGGTAGTTATAGGCTAACCTCTGCTTTATATTGACCTTATATCCCATTACTTGACTTTCTCCGCATCTTCTGTATATGGTAGAAAATTAAATCCTTTGAACTCTTTTCCTGCATTCGTATGGTCCACCTCCTGCTTGTCAACAAGCCCTAACTTTCGGGCAATGATATTCGCATTGAAAGCTCCAACGCACGCTCCCTCAAACTGCTGCGTTTCGATGGTTTCCTCCACGCGTGCGATGACCTCCAAAAAATCTTCATCATTCTTATTTCTACATTCGGAACGAAAAGTGCTCCACCACTTGGAAGAAGCACCTACATAAATACAGAACCCGGTTAGGGAATACGGACGGGAAGTCGGGGAAACTTCTTGTTGTACTTGTTGCTCATTGACTGTCTCCACCTTCTTCCCTTTTTTCCTTTTTACCGGAACAGTCTTTTGAATGGCCTTTTTGGACAACCAGGGATTTTCATCACACCATTGGAAATACTCACATGCCGCCTCCCATAAGAGTTCCGGCGTAGAAAAGAGCTTATCCCTTCCATGCTTACTTCTTAACATCCAAAATTTATTTCCAGTTGGTGCCGCCATCTTATTTCTTCTTGAATCGTTCGTCCAATATCTTAGGAACAGTGTTATTCCAATTAATCACGTGGTGTAATCTTTTCGTTTCCTCGCTATGGCCCATCACGCCCACCTTCACAGAGGATGGCATCATCATAACCGTATAAAAACTCTTGACATATGTTCCTTGACTCATGTATATATCCGTCATACCTCCTTTATTCTTCTGCGTCTGCTTCTGGTTTAGCGCCACTTGTGGAACCTGCAGAAGTAGACATCCCCTGCTACCAAGCGTGGTATAGGTGTTCACATCTTCATTAATGCGACCAACGAATTTAAACGGTCTATCTACGGAACAGATGAAAGAATTCATCGCTTTCCGTTTCATCTTCTCGCCTTTCAAAATATCGTTCTCCTTTCCTCCTACAAAATCGCCTCTCTGAGCCATAGCCAAAGTGAGAGCCGGAATACTTTCATAAAAACGTAGCATAGCTTCAAATACCACGTCCAATTGCTTTATCGCCCTCTGTTTGACTATACCATCTCTACCATAAGTAAAAGAAAACACATCGTAATCATCATCCAGTTCTATGAAGTATTTGTAGCCAAGTTTTCTTGCTATCTGAAAGCAAGCATTACGCGCATAAACAATAGCTCTGCGATCATCAAAATTATCCGCTTCATCAAAAGTCTTTGCAATCTTTGGTTTATCGAACATTACAACGTTTTTATATTTCGCGTAATACTCTGCGGCCACTTTATCTTCATTGTCTATCACATAAACAATCGGTCCCGTATAGCCACACTTCCGCAGTGTCTTATCTGTAATGACGGAACCGGCACGGCCATGCGTCAGTATGAATGCTGCAAAATCACTCCTCATCTTCAGTATCCTCCAGCATTATTTCATAAATATCTTCCTTGAATCTGGAATAACCGTTCTCTATCGCCTTATCAAAGTCTATTATCACCAGCGCAGACGCTTCCATCAGTTCCTGAATCTCTTTCTCCTGATGGGCGTAGAACTCTGCTATCCGTCCGTAATCGAATACAATATGTCTCAATGCAGCTATCCGAAGGAAAGACTTCACATTTTCCGGAACGTTTGAATTATCTATTTCCGAAATCAGTTCTTCATATT